TATCGTTACCACACATAAATCAAACCTAATGCCTGTTCGCAAGGACAACAAACAAGCAGCTATTGATGCTGCTCAGATGAGGAGAAACTAATGGCAATAGACATGACAAGAGATGAGATCGCAGCCAAGCTTAAGAAATCAAAAGCTACAGTTATTTTTGTTAAAGCTAACGGTACTGATCGTGTAATGTATTGTACTCTACAGAAAGAAGAGTTACCTGAAACAATTGATGTAGAAGAATACATTTCAGAAAAACGTGCGAATGAAGAAGTTCTTGCGGTTTGGGACTTAGAGAAAAAAGATTGGCGAAGCTTTCGTATTGACAGCGTCACATCTATTGTATTCAATAAAGTATAAATAATATTATTTAGAATAAGAGGACTTGTATGTTTGTGCTTTCTACTCTATCAATACAGTGGGCTTTGTTGTTGGCAGCTAGCGGTGTAGCTTTTATGATAGGAAAGTCTATTACTCAAAACAACCAAGACCTTATTATTGAACGAACAATAATGTATCTTGTAGACAATAACTTAGTTCGCTGGCAAAAAGATGAAAACGGCGAAATAGAATTATTGCGTTTAGACGAATAACCATTTGAATATTAACTAAACTTTTTAGTGTACATTCTCTCACGTTTGTGGTAGAATAGTATTATATGATGAAGGAGATACCGAATGGCTATTCGTAAGAAACGTAAACCTATGACACCTGAACAACGTGCTGCTGCAGCCGAAAGACTGGCGAAAGCACGTGAAAAACGTATGAGAGAAAATCCCCCTCAGTTTAAGAACATCCATCCGAATGCTCTTAATCGTCCAGAGGATGATCCGTTTTATTTCCGTAAAGTACAAGACTGGATTAAAACTCAAAAAGATCTTTTATCCGGAGCTCGTAAATCTGTACGCTTAAAAGAAAAAGGCGCAGAGACTCGTGTTGCGCATATTCAAGCTTATATTGCTAATCTACAAAAATATTTGACCACTGGTGAATATTCTGATATGTTCTATGGCGAGTATCAGCAACATAAGATTCGCTATCGTTGTGTTGTTCCTGCTTATGATAAAGACGGTAATCAAAAATATTCGTATGGTGTATTCTATCAAGAGCTAGGATATACTTACACAGGACTAGACCCAGAAAAAGAGGAAGCATGATTGAAGCAGAATTCATGAACAAGTCAAAGTTCAGTAAGATTGTAGAAAAACAAGTTGTAGAAAAAAAGCTCGGCTACATTGACGCAGTAGTCGAAGCTTGCAACGCAACAAACATCGATCCAGAAGATGTAAAGAAATTCATCTCTCCTGTTATTAAGGAGAAGATTGAAGCTGAGGCTATGAGATTAAATTTCTTGCCTCGTCAAAATACTTTGTATTTTGAATAAATAATAGTGTACATTTCAGTGCATATAACTTATAATAATACAGTAACATTTCAGACATACGGAGAAAATAAACATGTCTTTTGCAAATCTAAAACGTAACCGTGGCAAAATCGATCAACTCGTAGCTGCTGCAGAAGCAACTGGCTCACAAACTCAGAGTAACAAGTACACTGATGATCGACTATGGAAGCCTACGGTTGACAAACAGAATAATGGCTATGCTGTTATTCGCTTCCTTCCAGCTTCGGAAGGTTCAGACTTACCTTGGAACCGTTATTGGGATCATGGCTTTAAAGGCCCAACAGGTAAGTGGTACATCGAAAAATCTCTTACATCAATCGGACAAAACGATCCAGTTGGCGAACTTAATTCTCGCCTATGGAACTCTGGTATTGAGTCAGATAAACAAACTGCTCGTAACCAGAAACGTCGTTTACACTACGTGTCTAACATCTATGTTGTAAGTGATCCTGGTAATCCAGCGAATGAAGGTAAAGTATTCCTATATCAATATGGTAAGAAAATCTTTGACAAACTTATGGACTCTATGCAGCCAGAGTTTGCTGATGAGGATCCAATTAACCCATTTGATTTTTGGGAAGGTGCTAACTTTAAGTTGAAGATCCGTGATGTTGAAGGTTATCGTAACTATGACAAGTCAGAGTTCGCTTCTCCTTCTCCTTTATCTCAGGACGATGATGAGTTAGAAACGATTTATAACTCAATGCACGATCTTCGTGAGTTTACAGATCCTACTAAGTATAAAACTTATGATGAACTTCAAGCTAAACTGCAGTCAGTTCTTGGCGGCGGTGTAATGGGTGGTGCACCTAAGATTGAAGATGAAATTAGTCTAGGTGAAGAAACTTCAGCACCTTCCTTTAAAGAAGCTGCTCCATCGACTACAGCTGAAGAAATATTGTCTAACGATGATGATGACACTATGTCATATTTCTCTAAGCTAATTAATGATGACGCTGCTTAATTAAAATGGGCCGGCTACATCTATTGTAGCTGGCATTCCATTAGAGTTAAGTACAGTAGCGTTATTCGTTTGATTATTTGTCTGACTATTATTCGGTGCAACTAACACTTGACTTTGGAAAGCCTTATCGAGCTCAGTAAGCCTTGCTTGCTGAGCTTTCATCATTTCTGCTACTTCGTTATTCAGACCACGAATTTTCATTTCAGATTTAGCAGTACGATAATCAATTCTTTCTTCTGCAGCTGCAATGGTTTCTGAATTACCAACTCCAGCATCAAATCCTGGAATAGTGAACAAAGGATTTCCGGTAATTGGATTTTCAACTACTATCGGCTTCAACTTAAATCTTAAGTTCTTTGCTATAAGAAGATAAAGCTCATCGCCAAGATTGTTTATAAAGTTAGCTACTGTTTCAAATGCTTTTTTAAATCCATTCACGATTCTTGTTATTTCTATTGTGAAAGATCCAACAATAATATCTTTCATCAACATAAAGTTATCACCAACAAAAGACACTACGTTTTTAATACCATTCCATATTGGATCTACAAGTTCAGTTAACGAGAAGCCTCTTAGAATTTCTGCAGCATTAGTCATGCCAAATTTTTCAAGTAACCAAGCAGGGATTGTAAAAAATAGCAAGTCAAATGCTTCGGTGATACCTTTAATCACACCAAGGAAACCACCTTCAATACCTGCTAGCACTTTATCTGTAAATGTTGACGTTTCATTTTCAGCCTCACTCGTAAATCCTTTATAGAATCCTACAACAAAATCAATTACAGACAATAAGATTTGAGTGAATGGACGAAGTACTGTTCTCATAATAAATTTAATTGGCTTTAATACTGGTTCTAATACTTTAGCAGCAGAACCAATAAATCCTAATATGCCTTTTCCTGCTACGTCATTAGCGCCATCAGGAAAGTTACCAAGAATGTCTTTTAGTTTTTGAATGAATGAGAAGTCACCGTCACCAATTTTTATTTGTGGTAACTTTGGTAACTCAAACTCAATATTTTTTACAAAGTCAACTGAAGTAGATACAAACTTTGGTGTTGGTATATCTGGTATTTTAATATCAATTTTATCAATAGCATCACCAGCCGCAGTAATAAAACGTGGAGTTGGAATCTCAGGAATTTTTAATTTAATCTGATCAACCATATCACCGGCAGAGTTAACAAATCTGCTAATTGGTTGCGTAATTTTTATATCAATAAAGTCAGTGAAAGCTTTACCAACACTATCAATAAATCTAGTTGTTGGTTGCGTAATTTTTATATCTAAGAAATTTTTACCAGCTTCTAACAATTCACCTGCCGCAGTAACAAAACGTGGAGTTGGAATTTCTGGCAATTTAATTTTACCAAGCTTTCCACCTTCAAACTGAATCTTTGGCAACTCAGGTAACTTTACTCCTCTAATCGTATCAAAAATACCTCCTATTCTTTTAAAGAAATCTTTAGTACCTTTAATCATATCAGGAATTTTTAAAGCTCTAATAGCTGCGTCTGCTCCAGTTAAAGAAGCAATCGCTGCGATGCCAAGAGGACTAAACAAAGAACGAAGAATATTGCCAAGACCAAGAAGATTTCCAAATGGATCACCGCCATCACCGCTATTCGCTTTTGACTGACTAGCCTTTTGCATTTGGTTAGCTGTTTTTTTAGATTCTCTTTTGTCCTCAAGGTCGTCTAGCCTTTGGCGGTTTTGTTTAAGAAACTGTTTCTCCATTAAGTCAGTGAGTTGCATGACCTCAAGAGTCGTATCATCTGTCGACTCTCTATTTTTCTGGAGCTGTTTCTTAATTTCTTCTAAGGTCATTTTCTTTTCTGCGCTCTTTCAGTTTCTTCTTTAATATGCTCAATTAACATTGCCAAGTATACTTCTCTCTCCCATGGAATCATATGTTCAATCTCTGTTAGTGAATAATGATGATGCTGCATCAGCTGGAAATTAGTCTTAAAGTAATTCACTAAAGAGTCATGAGAGAGACATATTACAAAAAATCTTGCATACCTTCCAAGGTTACGGTGTTATTTTCGTTACAACTTGTGCATGTATAATCTAAATCATATTTCATTTTCGGCATTTTTTCAATATATTCACGTACACTTCTAAATTGCTCAGCAGTTAGAGACTCAACAAACGATAGTTTTTCTTCTTCTGCTTCGTCTTTAAACTTAATGTTCTCATCTTGTGTCATAACACTTTCAATACATTCTATTAGTAATTTAAAAGTCTGTTGTGTTTGTGACATATTACTCAAGTCTTGCCCGAGTACATCATTATAACGAGGCCATTTCATTTTTAATGATACATCATCTGTTAGTTTAATCTTATCACTCACTTTAGGTGTTTCAACTTTAATATCATCTAAAGGAATACTAACCTCATTTTGTGTTTGACAATGATTACACTTAACTCCGACAGTACTTGTTTCACCTACAGATTTAGCTCTGATCTGTGTAAAAGCATATTCAACATCAAAGGTTGTAAGTTCCGATGTATTAATATCATCACTTACGCATGCTTTAATAGTATCTACAATCGCCTGTAAAGCTTGATTGTTATCACCTGACTCTGAGGCCAGCATTAAAACCTTTTCTTCTTTTACTAAGTAAGGTCTGAATTTTACTTTTTGTTTTGTTGAGGGGATAACGAGATCATACTTAGGGCTATCATTCAGTTTGGGCAGTGCCATATTTTACTCCAATCACTTCCAATTGCTATATGAAAGTTGAACATTAACTTCAACTAATCCATTCTGTTCATTGTTTAATTCAATTAAGTTTAGTGTAGTAGGGAAAGCTTCTAACAAATTTACTCCATACACCAAACGATTACGATGGTCCAGCTGTTGAATATAAACATCAGCTGAATATTCATTCTTATATTTTATTTCGTATGTATTCTGATTTAAGACTCTGTTCTGCCATGTCTCAAAATATCTTCTAATACTATAATCATTATTATCATAGAAAGTAAGTGAGACATCATCTTTTAAAAAACCATATGGCATTTTTTCAGTCTTAACGCCAATGGTTCTTTCATTTGTAGTAATTTGTCTGCCAGGCAATTGTGCTGCGTTACACATTACATTTAAATGTTGTTTATTATTTTCTGCGAATATGTCACCGCCAGCTACAACACTAAGTGGTAGATCAACTCGCCATAGATTATTTCTAGCTAAACCGTTTCTTGCAGAGATCGCGCTCTTAAGTGATTCAATTGCCAACATTAGATAGCCTTCCTTGAATCTGAATAAACCTGAGCTCTTGAAGCTTTTTGGAAATCTGCAGTTGGTAGGAAAGAAGCGATTTCCCATTCAGGCGGTGGAACATACGCAAACCTACTTCTAACATGCCCAGTAAGATAGTGTTTATAGCAAGGCTTAAAGTATTTCATTTTAGCCGACTTTTGCAATAAGTTATAGTTTAACTGAAACCGTGTAGACTCATCATATGTCATATTATTTGTGTTGTCCATTAAAGCATCAAGGAAACGAGCTCTAAGGAGTGGTGGAAGATAGTGTAAGTTTAAACCATGAAATCCACCAGGTGCTTTCTTAACTACGATAACTAAAGGAAAGCTATCGTAATAAGGAAGAGTTTTTTTATTTTTTGGATCATAGAAGAACATAAACATACTTCCTGGAA